GGTTTATTGTCTACACGCAGGGGGAAATAGTGTCGCGTCACTGGCAAAACGACATGCGGGCGCGCTGAGTGTGTCGCTTTGGGCTTTGACACGTCGCAAATCGCAAATTGCGACAATGGGAAGGACTGCGACACATGGATGGTCTGCTGCGGTGATCAAGGCTTACGCCGAGAGCATCGGGGCAACTGTCCGCACTGCGCAGCGGCATGCGGCGCAAAACACCGACGACTTCCAGCGGTTCACGCGTGGGGTAGTCGGGGATGCCATGGTCAAGGCACCCGTCGATGTTGCGCCCTTGCCAGTGGATGCGCCGATGTCTGCTCTTGGACCGCCGGCCGCTCCGCCGGAAGTCGGCATCGACGACGAAAACCTCTCCGAGACCGGCCGCATGCTCAAAGCCGCCTGGACGATGTGGCGCGAGCACTACCGGCAGTGGAACGCCTGCCGCGGTGGCGGCGTTGATCGCATGGGCAAACCCATCCCGGCAGACCACCCGATGATGCTGATGCACGCCAAAATCCTCATCGACCTGCGCAAAGCCTACAACGACGCCTTCGCCAAGCACCAGTCGTGGCAAATCGACGCACGTCGGCTGATCCCGGTGAATGAATTCCACGCCTTCCGCTCCGAGTTCCTCCTACCGGTCACCTCGCTCATGCGTAACGCCCCGCCCGAACTCGCGCCCCTCGTCAATCCCGGCAACCAGCAGCAAGCCATCGCCGGTGCGCAGCAGTGGCTCACGCAGCGCTTCATGCCCGCCGTGGAGCGCATGCTCGAAGGCCTCGCCGGTCTCGCTCCCTCGCTCAAATCCGCATGAGCCTCATCGCCGACATCGTCCGCGGGGATTTCCAATTCACCACCGACCCGCCCGTCGTGGACTGGGCCGAGTCGAATCTCGTCCTGCCCGCCGCCATGGCCCCCGCATCGCCGGGACCATTCAGCACGGAGCGACGCCCGTATATGCGCGAAATTCTGGCGTGTGGGCATCCGCAGAGCGGCGTCCGCTCCCTCACCGTCACCGGCGGCTCGCAGACCGGCAAAACGACCTGCTGCATCCTCATTCTGGCCTACCGCATCCCGCACGCCCCCGGCCCCACGCTCATCCTCGGCAACTCCGAAGACTGGCTCCGCGTCGAAATCTCCGACAAACGTCTCGCCGCGCTCATCGAGGCCAATCACTGCCTCCGCATCCACAAGCCGTTCGATGCGCACAACTTCCGCAAACTCGCCATGCAAATGAGCGGCGGATTCATCGTGTTTGAGGGCATCAACTCCGACACAAGCACCAGCGGCAGCACGCAGCGCATCGTTTACATCTGCGAGGCCGCCAAGATCGTCCACCACGAGCGCGACCAGGCACCCGAAGCGCACCCCATCAAGCTCGCCTTCGAGCGCACCAAGGAATTCCGCGGCTTGGAGCTCCAGATGATGGACTTCACGCCAAACACGCCGAATCACCTCGCTTGGATCACCTACCTGCGCGGCACGCAGACGCACTTCCACGTCCCCTGCCCTCACTGCGGGCACTACTTCCCCTTTGAGTTCGAGATCCGCAAAAACGGTGAAACCGTCCCCGAGGATGAGATGGAAACCACGCTTGAGGAAGAACAGGAGCGCGCCGTTTCCGAGCACTACCGTTCCCTCGTCTGGAGCCCCGATGCCCGCCGCGCCGATGGCTCTTGGGACATCCCACGCGTTCGCGAAACCATCCGCTACATCTGCCCGAAAAACGGCTGCGAGATCCACGACGACGACAAACCCGGCATGCTTTCCAAACTGCAAGCTGTCCACCACAACCCGAACGCGCTTCTCAGCGATCGCAGTTTCCGCATCCCGTCCTTCTACGCGCCCAAAGTCAGCTTTGGCGACATGGCCAAGGAGTTTCTCGAAAAAGGCGACCTACTCACCACTGGCCTGCAAAACTTTTACAACTCCTGGCTCGCCCTCCCCTGGTCCATCTACGCTTTCAAAATCGGCGACAAACACGTCAACAAATGCATCGCTGGAGCCGAAGGCAGTGGCACGGAGCGCTATGCGCGCGGCATCATCCCCTCTCGCCCCATCCACCTCGGCCTCTACGCCGATCCTGGTGAGCGAGCCACCGACTGGGCCGTCTGGGCACTCATGCCAAACGGCGATCTCATGGCCATCCAGTGGGGCCGTCTTGCCAGTGAAAAAGCCCTTCTTGATCCTGAGTTTCTCCGCAGCCTCAGATTCCCATTGGCTGGCACAAACGACGTCATCACACCCATCTCCGGCATCGTCGATAGCGGATGGAACACCGAGGAGATCTACGACATCTGCCAAGCGTCGCGCGGATTCCTCTGGCCGTCCAAAGGCGACCCCACCGCGAAGCGCGGATGGAACGTCACCCGCGCCGCCTCGCGCACCCGCTCCGAGCTCGAGCTCTACACCTACTCCGACACCGAGCTCAAAGACGAAATGTATGGCCGCCGCATCCAGCGCCGCCGCGGACCGCGCATCATCTTCCCCACCGATGCCGACTCCCATCTTTTGACGGGCTTTACCAATCAAACCAAAGACCGCCAAACCGGCCGCTGGAAAGAAATCCTCAACGATCACCAAGGCGACTGTGGAAAGCTCGCCATGTTGCACTCGCAGATCTTGCGCGCAGGAGGTCTTGTGAAGTTTTGACGGCGAACGACCCACATCAGGCGACGGTGAGCGCAAGACTAGATTTACAGTGCAGACAGCCCCGAGCCGTTGTCTGCATCTGATTTGTTCGGCTCGATTTACCCACAACTTTTATGACAGATCGACAAGCGCACGAATACGACCGCCTGAACTGGTGGTGCCAAGGCTGGATACGGAAGTTAAATGCTTCAATCCGTGTATGCAACCGGCTCAGCGGAGGCCAACGCGATAAGCTCGCCAGTGTGATTGGGAAACTGAGAGACAGGTTTGATCTGGCCTGTGAACGCAGAAAACCGGCAGCCGAGGCGCTACTCCAACGCAAGCCGAACACCCAGCTCGCCGACTGAGCCTCAGCTCAGTTCGGCGCAGCGCACGTTCGCCGCGGTTTTTGACATCGGCTGGCCGTCATGCCCGCCGTTGATATTTCCGATCTGGTTTCAGACTACCGTTTTCATGCGCGCATGCTGCATGGCACGGATCTCACCGCGCAGAAAAAATGGCTCATCGCGCAGTATTTCATTCTCGCCGAAGATCGCACCGGTGCCGAGATCACCACCACAGCCTTTGAGGGATCATCGCACACCGCGCAGTTTCGCGATTCGAGTCCTGAGCAGCGGAGGCTAGCCTTGCAGCGAGCCATAGAAGAAACCGAAAGCGAAATTGCTGGCGAGATCACCAAGTCCCTCTCGCGTCCTTTCGGCATTCGTTTCGCCGCCGGTTACTCCCCATCTGAAGTCCTTGATTCATGAAGCGTTCACGCACTAAAACTGTCTCTTCCACCGTCGCTGCCGCGCCCATCGTGAATGCCCTGCCGGCATCCTCTGGCAGTTACCGCGCCATGCCCACATGGCAACCTTGGAGCAACAAGCAACTGGAGCGCATCCAGAAAAGCCGCGATATCGTCCAGATAAGCCGCTACCTTCAAAGCGAAAACGGCATTCCCCAGGTGCGCTATGCTTGCCGCCAGCTCCCACGCGAAGCCGTCGGCAAAGGCATCGGAGCTAAGAGCATCAGCGCCAATGCCGACTTCATGCGCGATGCCACTGCCCTTTTTGCAAAGTGGGCCGATTCACCGGCTGTCGATCTCCGCAAAGAGCAGACGTTTTACCAAATCCAATCGGGCTGGCTATCCGCCATGCTCGGTGATGGCGAGGCTTTTATTCTACCCGTCTTCGAGCCCATGGGGCTCACTTGGAGCCTCAATGACAAATCAAAGCGTGCCTTCCAACTGCAAAGCCTCACACGCGATCAGCTCACCGATGGCGATGTAAAAGACGCCCTCGCTGAGCGCTGCTATCAGGGGCTGTTTTACAATGGACTCGATCAGCTGGTCAAAATCCGACTCAACCAAGACAGTGGCAGCAGTTTAGGCTCCAGTAAATGGACAGACATCTCCGCTGTGAACGCCATGGGGCATCGCAATGTGTTCCACCTCAAAGACCCCAGCCGCATCAACCAGTATCATGGTGATCCGGCCATCTTTGCCAGTGGCAAAGACCTCCTTGATGTGCTCGATCTCAAAGCCCTGCGCAAGCATAGCGCCAAGGTGCGTGCTGCCCTGTTAGGAGCCACCACCACCAAAGATGGTAAAGTGCTCAATGCCATGCAGCAAGTGCTCACCGCTGAGCAGGCAGGCAATCCCGCCACAGATACAGGCCGCCGTTTTGTCGAGATCGGTGAAGGTGCCATTTTCATTCCACTCTCCAGTGACGAGCAGTTCAACTTCTTCACCAATCCCACCGAAGGCGTTCCCTTCAAACAAATCCTCGAAGATCTCCTGCATCCCTTCATCTTCGAGTTCGGTTACCCGCCGGAATGGATCTTCATGCGCGGCAAAGTCGGCGGCACGGAATACCGTGGCATGTTGGAGCAGGTGAAGCGAGCCCACGAAGGCCTCCGCTCCAAGCTCTATCCACTCATCCAGTGGGTATGGGAAAAAGTGATCAGCACCGCCATGCTGCCTGGTGGAGCCCTCAGCCAATATGCTACCGTTGAAGATTGGAACGTCATCGACTTCGTCACCGATCCCGATCCCTCCGCCGATGCCGGCCGCGATCATAAGGCGCAAATGGAACGCATGGGTGAAAACCTCATCACCCCTGACGATCTTGTCGAGCTGCTCACTGGCAACGATGGCCGCCGCACGCGAGAAGCCGCCGTGCTGCAAAAATTAGAGCTTATCGAGTTCGCCATTGAGGCTGCCAAAGAGCGCGGCATTCCTGCCAGCATCGCCACCGTCATCGCCCTCGGCCAACGCACCTCGCAGATGAGCAATTCGATGCTCACCACCCTCTCCCCTCAAAGCCTCGCCGGTGATCTTGCCGAAATGGATCAAGCGGAAGATCCCGCTGAAGATGCAGCGGAAGCCGAAGACGATGATATGGCGTGAGTTTTGACACCCTGCGGGCAGCATGTCCCGCACATCGTTCACCATTCGAAACGCCGCCGATGCACCCGCCGCTGAAATCTCCATCCACGATGAGATCGGAGCTTGGGGTATCAGCGCAAAAGACTTCCTCGGCCAGCTCAAAAACATCCCGGCAGGCCGTCCGATCAATCTCTCACTGCACTCGCCCGGCGGTGAAGTTTTCGACGGTCTTGCCATTTACCATGCGCTGAAAGCACGCGGTAATGTCAACGTCCGCATCGAAGGCCTCGCTGGCTCCATGGCCAGCGTCATCGCCATGGCCGGCACCCGCATCGAGATGCCGCGCAATGCCTACCTCATGATCCACAACCCCAGCGGCTTCGCCATGGGTGAATCCTCGGACATGCGCCAGCTCGCCGATCTGCTCGATAAGCTCAAAGGATCCCTCATCGCCGCCTATCGAGAGCGCACCAAAAAGAGCGATGAAGACCTCACCGCCATGATGGACGCCGAGACCTGGCTCACCGGTGAAGAAGCCGTCGCTCAAGGCTTCGCTGATGAGCTCACCGATGCCGTCGCCCTCAGTGCCAGCGCCTTCAAAGGCAGCCGTCTCACCGCCTCATTCGCTCATCGTCCTGCCGCTTTGTTTGACATCCCAGCGCCATCCACGGCCCACGCCACATCAACTCAACTGACACCCTCCGAAATGAAAGCCCTCCTCGCCCTTGCCAAAAAGATCGGCATCGCCTTCGCCGACAACGCCACCGAAAATGAAATCTGCAATGCCATCGAGGCATGGCAGCCACCGGCTAAAAACGTCGTCATCGACTTTGAAGATGCGGATGTGAAAGCCGCTTTCACCGCCCGCATCACCGATGCCACCGCAGCGGAAAAAGCCAAGATCACCGCACTCGAAGGTGAGCTCGCCAATCTCAAGGCCCTCATCACAAACGGCGCTGCTGCCGCCGCTGGAGGTTCTGCACCCATCGTCAATGCCCAGTCTAAGCAGCAGCTCACCATCGCTGAGCAATACGCCGCCATCACGGACAGTGCTGAGCGCACCCGCTTCTTCAACAAGCACCGCCAAGAACTGCGGAAGCCTTCCAACTTCTTCGCGGCCGCCGCTTGATTTGACACCTCATCACCTTCGTCACCACCCACACCTCACCCACTAGAATCCCATGGTCACTTTCAATGATACCCTCTTCGGCCAGACCGTCTTCCAGCAGCTGACGGAAATCCTGATGCCGCTGAACATTTTCTCCACCGATCTCAGCAATGAGGTCGCCGCACCCGGCTCTGCCGTCATCGTCCCGCTTTTTGGCAACGTCACCACCACCAGCTTCGTGCAGGGTGCGGCAGCCTATGAGCGCACCGGTGGCACCATCAGCGCCATCACCGTCACGCTCGACAAGCGATACATCACCCCGGTGGATCTCACTCCTCAGCAGATCGCGGATAGCAGCAATGCCCGCCGCATCGATCAATTCGGCCAGCAGCTCGCACAGGCCACCGCTCAGCGCCTCCTCCAGGATGTGTTCAGCGTCCTCACCACCACAAACTTCGGAAACGCCATCCTCACCACCGCCTCCGCGAACTACAACCGGAACAGCCTCATCGAGGCTCGCCGTCAGCTCGTCGCCGCCGGTGTGCGTGGCACGAAGTCCTTCGTCGGAAACCTCAGCGTCGAAGCAGGCCTGCTTTCCGATACCAACCTCGTCCTCGCCCTCAATCGCGGGGATAGCAATGCCATCCGTGAAGGTCAGCTGGGTCGCCTCTTTGGTATGGATATCTACGGCACGGACGTCCTGCCCACGAACTCCATCTCCCTCATCGGCTTCTGCGCCGGTCAGCAAGCTGTCGCAGTGGCCATGCGCAATGTCGGCAACTACCTGCCCCAAGAGGAATACGCTTCCTTCGAGCAGTTCACCGATGCAGATAGCGGCATCTCCATGCTTTACACCCGCCACTGGAATCGCGCCTCCGGCACGTGGTTCATCAACACGCACATCCTCTTCGGGTTTGCGCCTGCGGTCACGAATGCCCTCAAAGTGTTCACCACACCGACCACCTAATTCATCACCCCCTCCCGCCCGTCGCGATTGGTGCTCGCGCCGGGCGGTTCACATCTTGGGAGCAATCCCGCCCGCGTTCGGAGCACCACCGGCGCGGGTTTTTTTATACCTATGAAACTCAGCCTCGCCATCATCGCCGGAAATGTGGAGCACTGGATGCCACGCTTTCTCGACTCCTTCCAGCCCCTCTTCGATGAGATCATCGTCGTGCGCGCCATCGGTAATCAAACGCCAGATGCCACGCTCGACATCGCCAAGGCGCGCGGCTGCGTCTGCGCGTCCTACCGCAACAAACCGGAGCACGATTGGCCGCACGTCGATGACTTTGCCGCTGCCCGCAACCTCGCCTTCAAGCTCGCCACTGGCGACTACATCGCCTGGGCCGATACCGATGATGTGTATGGCGGCACGATTGAGCAATGGCAGGCCCTCCGCAAACGCATCGCCGCCGAGCGGCCCGATGTCGTCACCCTGCCCTACGTCGTCCCCGAGGATCAGCTCCGCGTCCTGCGTGAGCGCATCGTCCGCCGTGAATCGGGCCAGTGGGTCTCAGCCATCCATGAGCATTGGGAGTCCCCGCCTGGCGACATCCGCGTCATCGTGCAGGAATTTCCGGAATGGCATCACGCCACGCACAAAGACCGCACGCCGAACAACGAACGCAACCTGCGCATCCTGCAAAGCATCCCGGAAAACGAGCTCACGATGTTCCACCGCTTTCATCTGTGGCAATCGCTGCGTTTTGCGGGGCGCATCCAAGAAGCGCTGCCGCACGCGCACGCCGCCCTCAAAGATCCAAAAATCAATGACGATGAAGCCTACGAGCTACTCATCAACATCGCGCAAGTTTCGGAAAACTGGCAAACGCGCGAGCAGTATCTCATCCAGGCAATAAATGCCGTGCCATATCGCCGCGAAGCCTTTGCAGAGCTGATCAATCTCAATCTCGGCCTCAATCGTCCTCGCAATGCGCTCTCATGGGCCGAGGCCATGAACGGCCTCAGTGATCCGCCAGACTACATCTGGAACCGCCGCAGTAAATACTACGGTTGGCTCGGTGTGCATCTGCACGCCATGGCATTGCGTGCTAATGGTCGCTTCGAAGAAGCGAACGTGCGTGAGATCAACCACCTCAAGGCCCAACCGCATCCGGTCATCAGCCTGCTTCATGCCACCCGTGGCCGCCCGAAGCTCGCCGCCGACGCACGCCGCCAGTGGTTGAACCGCGCCAAATACCCCGACCGTGTCGAGCACCTCTTTGCCATCGATTTCGATGACGAGCAAAGCGTGCCCCTCTGCGTCTATCGACATGTCATCCAGACCGATAAAGAAGGCGCCAGCGTTGGCGCTTGGAACATGGCCGCTGCTGCCTCTTGCGGGCAGATCCTCATCCAGCTCAATGATGATTTTGATCCTCCCATGCATTGGGACGTAATGATTGAGCAAGCCATCACCGAGACACAGGCCCTCGAAAAACCCGTCGCGCTGCGCGTCTCCGATGGTCACCGTAAAGATCCACAGCTTTGCATCGCCATCATCAATCGCGCACGTTATGAGCAACAAGGCTATTTCCTGCATCCACGCTTCAAGAGCGTCTTCAGTGACGACTACCATTCGTGGGCAGCCTACCGCGATGGCATCGTCATCGATGCCTCGCACATCATCATCGAGCACGATCATCCTTTTTTCAAAGGCGGAGCCGGTTGGGACGAAACCTATGCCACCCACAACAGCCGCGAGCGCTACCTCGAAGGCGAAGCCATCTTCAAAGAACTCACAAACCACCATGAGCACACCACGACCCACACCTGAGACGGATTTGGAATACAAAGAAGCTCAAGACTTTCTACGTTCCGCTTTTGTCGTGCCATTGGCGCAATTCTTGGAGGTGAAGCGCGAGCGCGACGAGTCGCGGGCAGCACGAAACGAGTGTGAGCGTCAATATCAAGAAAAAGTTGCTGAAATTGCACAACTTTTGAGCGAGCGCGACGAGGCGCGGGAGGAAAACGAAGCCATGCGCGGGGCCATCAGGGAGGCGCATCGCTTCATTCGCGACATTGTTAAAAACCATGAATGCGGCTGGGATGTGGATGCACATGGCGAATCTATCCTCACCAAACTCCAACCCTTCATCAAAGAACCATGAACACGAACCGCTGAGCTGACACACCACGAAACGAAGCCCTAAGACTATGCAAAACCAAAAACCATAATCGAAGCCATGGCTGCTGCGGAACAATCCAGCGGTGAGTGGTTGTCGTCCAGCTTCTTGTTCGGCTTGACGGTCATGCTCGAAAGAACGGTAAACGATGGATGGAAAACCACTGTCACGACTCGCCAGATTCTCGGATACCAATACGCCGATAGTGAGGATGCTGCCGTGGGATCATTCTTGCGTAAGGTTCTCGCCTACCACGAAGGATTCACCGCCGGACAAGTCCAAGTGATCCCAATTCCTCTGCCGAACAATGAAACTCACCCACAAAAAACCACCATCTCCAAATGAAACCCATCATTCTCACCGGCCACACCAGCCACATCGCCCCCATCGCTGAACTCTGTTTGCCCTCGAAACGGGCGTGGGCAGATCGGCACAACGTCGAACTCACCAAACTCCAACCCTTCCTGCCATGACCGACGAACAAATGAGAATCGCGATTGCGGAAAGCGTTGGCTACAAAGAGCTATTTATGGACAACGGAAAGTCCATGATCCCGCAAAGATGGGAATCTCCGTATGATGAGTTTTGCTATGTCGCAGAAAGACTCCCCGACTACCTCAACGACCGCAACGCCTGCGCGGAGTTTGAGAAGACGCTGACGGACGCAGAACACGACGCGTATCGCGCACACATCTGGGAGATGACATTTATGCCTAGAGATTGTTTTTCCGCCACCGCTCGCCAACGCTGCATCGCATTCCTCAAAACGAAAGGAATCCTGCCATGAAAACGCTCCGGCTATGCCGACGGCGAGCGATAGACGCCCGCAAACATGACAGACGATTTTCGAGCCGTTGGCATCAGCCGATGGTTCAGGGCACGGCACCCCAGACTGCCGAAGTAGAAACCAAACGACAAACAACATGGAAAAAACACTGCATAACTCAGATGTGTCCGGCGCAAAAATCAACGTGCCTGACATCAAGGTAGTAGGCAACGGGGATACCTTCCGGCTGCTCTGCAAAGCGTCCTCACAAAATGAGGGCTGGATGAAAAGCACAAAAGCGATGGAAGTGCCGGGAGGGTGTGTCGTGCAAGTCACGACTCAACAGAGGAACATCGACGGCACCTATGCCTGCGCTGAAGCTCTGACCTACGTTCCCGGCGTGAAGATCGTTGATGACGAAAATGGCGGCAGGAAACTTGTCGGACACGCAGCGTGACCGAATCGGGGCACTCACGCAGGCCAAATGATCCTCGTGAGTGCCCTGAACTAAGACCAAGCTCTGCCATGAGGCTCTGCGAATTGGCAGCAGCGCCGTGTTCTCTGACGTTGGTGAAAAATCTTCAAATAAGGACTTGCACAGTGTAGCTTTATGCTACACACTAGGAACGTAACCAAACCAAACAACACTATGACAACACGCTCCAACATCCAAATCTCCCGCAAGATCAACGCTAGGCTTATCTGCTACAAAAACGCTTTTGGTGGCGCACCGTTCGCTTGGCTCATCCGCCTTGCCAATGGAGAATGGCTGGCAATGAATAAGCGGTGCGTGCGTGCCGTGCTTAAAATGGAGGTTGCGCAATGAGCGCACGGTGCCGCTGGTGTGGAAGCCGCGAAATACCGTGGCAAGGTCTGGAATGTGACCGCAAAACGCAAAGCGCGTGCGGATCATTCGGCGCGTATCAATCGGCAGTCTGCAAAGAACGGGCAAACGCGGCGCGGTGGCTAAAGATGCTCGAACTGCTGGTGGCATCCTACGAGGTGGATCAGCACTGCATGGATAACGACAGCAACGACGATCTTCAAACGCGGATGGATGAAGCCAAAAAACTCATAGAAGCGGAGAGAATGCTAGCACCATGACCGCCACTGAATACAAGGCCATCCGCGAGCGCCTCGGCACACAAGCCGAGGTTGCCTCGTTGTTGGGCGTCAATCGCGTGACAGTGGCGAAGCGGGAGAGCGGCACCATGACCATCACCAACGAGGCAGTCCTAGCGATTCAGTCGCTCCGCAGGCCGAGAGGTAAGCGCAAGTCAGAGAACCGCTGAGCTGACACACCACGAAACGAAGCCCTAAGACTATGCAAAACCAAAAACCATAATCGAAGCCAGACAGCGCGGAACAATCCAGCGGTGAGTGGTTGTCGTCCAGCTTCTTGTTCGGCTTGACGGTCATGCTCGAAAGAACGGTAAACGATGGATGGAAAACCACTGTCACGACTCGCCAGATTCTCGGATACCAAT